CCGCTACCCCGCCCCTCACCCCGTAGGGCCGAACCCCGGCACCAGGAAGGAACACCATGCCCATCTCCCGAGTGACGAAGCTCTACGCCGTCGAGGACGCGAAGATCTTCCCCCTGCTCTCCGACCCCGAGGGCGGCACCCCGTCGTACGGCGCCGGCATCGACGTGCCCGGTATCAAGGCGCTGGAGATCTCCGGCGACGTCGAGGTCAAGGAGCTGCGGGGCGACAACGGCCTGCTGGACTCCGACTCGGCGATCTCCAACATCACCGTGGCGTGGCCGCACGCCAAGCTGTCGCTGGACGTGCTGGCCGCGCTGATGGACAGCGACGTCACGGACTCCGGTACCACGCCGAACCAGAAGACGAAGTGGCAGCTGAAGAAGGGCGCCAAGCCCTTGCCCTTCAAGATCGAGGCCAAGACCCCGACGGGCGGCGGCGACATCATCACCGGCGACGTGCACTTCCGCCTCCTCAAGTGCGTCATGTCCAGCTTCCCGGGCCTCGGCCTGGCGGAGGAGGACTACAAGACGCCGGAGAACGAGGCGCGGTGTGTGCCGCTGATCTCCAACGGTGAGTGGATCGACGTCGAGATCAACGAGACGGCGACCGCGATCCCGACCGCTGCCACCCCGTGAGCCCCGGGCCGGACGTTCGCTCAGCGTCCGGCCCGGCCCCCTCCCCTCATCCGCAGGCCGAAACCCGGCACTCACGTAGGGACACCACCATGACGCAAGGCCTTGACCTGCTCGGCGACGGCGGGACGATCAAACTCACCGACGGCACCACTGTCGTTCTGCGCTACAGCATGCGTGCCATCGCCCTCCTCGAAGCGCGGTACGGCTCGGTGGGCGCCGTGCAGAACGCCATCGACACCACCGGCAAGGGTGCTGCTTACGGCCCCATCGTCCAGCTCGTCGGCGCCGGGTGCGTCGGCCCCGGCGGGTTCGAGCCGCACTACCGCGAGCACCAGGACGCGAAGGGCGAGCGGCGCATTTCCGGAGACATCGTGTACCGCCGCCGTACGGACGGTGCGGACCTCGCCGACCTGCTCCACCCCGGTCACCTCGGCGCCTACGTGGCCGCCTTCAACACCTCCTTCACCAAGGCGCTGGAGGCCCTGGGAAACGACGACACCCCGGACCTCGCCGGGGCGATCGAGACGGTTTCCCCTGGGCTGAGTGCTACTACCTCGCCGTCGGTGCCCTCCACATTCCTCCCGGCCAGTTCTGGGACATGACCCTCTGCCAGCTGATGACGCTGGCCGAGCAGCACCAGGCCGCCCACCAGACCGGCGGCCACCGCGAACCCGAACCCGCCGACGGCGCCAGCCTCCTTGGCTTCGCCTCGATGGCCCGCCGATAAGGAGGTGACCCCGTGGCCGACGACATCAACCTGCCGAACCTGATCAGCCACCTCGCGGTCAACCTCGACGGGCTGAACGGCACGGTCGCCGACGCCTCGCGGCAGGGCTCCAGCGTCGGCGCAGCGCTCGGCGGCGGCATCCAGCGCGAACTCCAGGACCTGCTCGCGCACCTGCCGGAGGTGCAGGTCGACGCCAACAGTGACGAGGTGGACCGCGACCTCGCCCGCGTACGGCAGCAGCTGGACGAGCTGTCGCGGCAGCGCATCGGCGTGGACATCTCCGTCGATGAGGCCATGCGCCGCATCGACCAGCTGACCCCGCACCTGCAACGGCTGTCGGACACGCACCCGCGGATCGACGTGCAGGCCGCGACCCGCCAGGCCGCCCGCCAGTTGGACGACCTCCTCGCCGCTGCGCGCCGCGTGGATGACACGGACGTCGACATCGACGTGGATGCCGACGGGCCCGGTCGGCTGGCGGGCATCCTCAGCGGCATCCCTGCGGTGGCGGGTCGTGCGGCGGGGGCGCTGGCCGGTGTCGGGAAGGCGGTGGCTGCGATCGGTGCCGCCGCCCCGCTGATGGCGGGCGTGGTCACGACGCTGGCGAACGTGGCGCCTGCGGCTGGTGTCGCGGTGACGGGCATGGCTGCGGTGAAGCTGGCGCAGGGTGCGATCAAGTTGGCGGCCGTGGGCATGGACGACGCCCTGTCCGCCGCCCTCGATCCCTCGAAGGCGGCGGAGTTCAACGAGGCGCTGAAGAAGCTCAGCCCGGAGGCGCGCCAGTTCGCGCAGGCCGTGCGCCAGGCGGCGCCCGCGCTCCGCAAGTTGCAGCAGGATGTGCAGGACCGGGTTTTCGACGGGCTCGCCGAGTCGTTGCAGCGCACCGGCCGCAGCGTCCTGCCCGTCCTGCGGAAGAACCTCCTCAGCAGCGGCGACGCCCTCAACGACATGGCGAAGGGCGCATCGACCGCAGCGCGGGACCTCGCCGACAGCGGCACTCTGGGCAAGGCGCTCGGCTCAGCGTCCAAGGGCCTGCACAACCTGTCCGATGTCCCCGGCATCGTCGTCAAGAGCCTCGGCCAGATCGCGGCGGCAGCTGGCCCGTCCTTCGAGCGGCTGACGAAGGGTGCGGCCGAGGCGGCTGAGGGGATCGGCGAGCGGCTGACCAAAGCGTTCGAGTCCGGGGCGATGGAAGACGCCATCGAGACCGCCATTGACCTGCTGAAGGATTTGATGGAGGTCGGCGGGAACGTCGGCGAGATCCTCGGCGGGATCTTCAACGCGGTGCCCGAGGGCGGCGGCATCATCGGCACCCTGCAAACGGTGACGCAGGAGATCGCCGACGCGGTCAACTCGCCCGAGGTGCAAGAAGGGCTCACCGCCCTGTTCTCGGTGATGAGCACGCTGGCTGAGACCGCGGCCCCGCTGCTCGCGCAGGCGCTCGGGCTGATCGCCCCCATCTTTGCGGAGCTCGGCCCGCCGGTACAGGAACTGATCACGGCCCTCGGTGAAGGGCTCCAGCCCGTCATTGACGAGCTCGGCCGGTCGGGCCTGCTGAAGGATCTGGCGTCCGCGCTCAGCAAGGTGCTGGTTGCCCTGGTTCCGCTGCTGCCGCCGCTCGGCGAGCTGGCCGCGGCGATCCTGTCACTGCTGATCCCCGTCATCCGCTCACTCGCCGACCTGCTCTCCAATCGCCTGGCCAGCGTCATCACGCACGCGGTGATCCCCGCCGTGAAGATCCTCGCCGCTCTGTTCCGCGGTGACTTCGCCAGCGCCGCTGAGACGGCGAAGGCCGCTGCTCTCAACATCACGGCACGGACGGCTGCCGAGTTCGCGTCGCTGCCGGGCAGGGTGCGCAGCGGGCTGGCCAGCCTGGCGGGCGTGCTCCAACTCCGGATGGCCGAAGCTGGTCAGCGGATGATGAACGCGGCCATGGCCGGCATCGCGCTGGTGGTGCAGCAGATCGCCAGCCTGCCGGCCCGTGCGAGCGGTGTGCTGGGCAGCTTGAGCGGGGTGTTGTTCAACGCGGGCGCATCGTTGATCGCCGGGTTCATTCGCGGTATCCGCAGCATGATCCCCAGCGTCACGGACGTGCTGAGCCGGATCACCGCCATGATCCCGGAGACCAAGGGCCCGCCCGCCAAGGACGCCAAGCTGCTGACCCCCGCGGGCCGCCTGATCATCGAAGGTCTCATCCGCGGCATTGACGAGTCGACGGCGAAACTCCGCGCCCGGCTGGCGTCGATCACCAAGGCGCTGCCGAAGAACGTTCGCTCGGGTGTCGGCAAGTCGCTGGCGGATTCGACGCGCGAGTTGCAGAAGCTCGTCTCGAAGCGGGACATGGTCTTCAAGCAGCTGGCCGCCGTGGAGAAGAAGATCAAAGATCTCGTCACGGCGCGGAGCAAAGCAGCGGCCGATATCACCAAGGGCATTCTCGGCGAGGCGAACATCACCTCGGGGCACGCCGAGGTCAACAGCGTCACTGCGATCACCGTCGGGTTGCAGCAGTCCCTCAAGGCCGCGCAGGAGTTCCAGGCGAACATCGCCAAGCTGAAGGCGGCCGGGCTCCGCAGCGACCTGCTTCAGCAGATCGCGGACGCGGGTGTCGAAGCGGGCGGTGCAACGGCCGCCGCGCTCGCGAAAGCAACGCCTGCCGAGCTGAAGAAGATCAACGACCTTCAGGCGCAGCTCGCCAAGAGCGCGGCGGCCACCGGCAACACAGTCGGCGACGCCCTGTACCAGGCGGGCATCCGCGCCGCGCAAGGCCTCCTCGAAGGGCTCCGCTCCCAGGAGGGCGCGATCGAGCGGCAGATGCGCCGCATCGCCAACGGCATGCTGGCCACAGTCAAGAAGGCCCACAAGACCAAGAGCCCGAGCCGCGCGTTCCGGGACATCGGCGTGATGGACGGCGAGGGCCTGCGCCTCGGTCTGCTCGCCACGGCGGGCCGGGTGCGGGACGCGGCCCGATCGGTGGCCGGCGCTGCCCTCGACGTCGCGTCAGGGGTGAGCGGCGCGATGGTCGCCGCGCCGACCGCGCAGCAGCTGGCCGCGGTATACGCCGGGGGCGTGGGCCGCGGCGGCGACACCTACACGATCAACATGTACGGCGCGCAGGCCACGCCAGCTGAGCTGGTCCGCGAGCTGTCGTGGCGTGGCCTTGTGAGGGGTGGCTGACGTGGCACAGCAGGCACTTGGCCGTGTCCAGTGGGGAGACCTCCGGTTCGGGCCGGGCACCCCGTACGCGGTGACAGCGGTCGAAGGGCTGGACGACCTGCCGGACATCCGGTCCGAAGACGTGGACCGGCCGGGCCAGCACGGCGACTACACCGGTCCGGACTACACGGGCGCCCGCATCGTCCAGCTGAAGCTCGGCCTGCGCGGTGAGAGCCCGGACGATCTGCGGGCGCTGAGCCTGGCCCTGCGCGCGGCGACGCAGCCACAGCGCCAGCCGGCCCCGCTCCAGTTTCTCGATCAAGGCACCCTCGTGTGGGGCAAGATCCGCAAGCGCAGCATCCCGTACGACGCCGAGTACCTGTGGCGCATCGGTGACGCCGCGCTGGAGTGGTACTGCGCCGACCCGTACCTGTACGGGCTGGAGGAGCGCAGCACCTCCACGACTGCGTACAGCCCGGCGGCCGGACGGACGTACCCGCTGGTGCGGCCCCGCGTCTACGGCAGTGCGGGTACATCGGGCCGGCTGACTGCGGTCAACGCCGGGGCGAGCCCCGCATATCCGGTGCTGCGCCTCGACGGACCGGTCGCCAACCCGGCGATCGAGCAGGTGACGACCGGTGGACTCCTCACCCTCGACGCGACGCTTCAGCCGGGCGAGTACCTGCTGATCGACACCCGCACCCGGGCGGTGCTGCTGATGGGGTCCAGCCCGCGCCGGTCGTGGATGCGCGCGGGGTCGGTGTGGCCGCTGCTCCTGCCCGGCTCCAACGAGATCGCCTACCGGGGCAGCGCGCTGCCGGGCGCCCCGGGCCAATCGTCCCTGCTCACCGTCAGCTGGCGAGACACCAGCCTGTAAGAGAGGAGGCCACACCGTGGCTGTGATCAACCCACCGGCGTGGATGCAGGCCGGTAGCTACCCCGCCCGCACGGACCGGCTCGTGATCGCGGGCCTGCTGTCGTATCCGGGGTTCGCCGTGGACGAGGCGTTCCCCGCTCGTATACGGCAGGGCGTTAAGCCGTCGTACCAAAACCAGCAGCTCAAGGTGCGTGCGGCGGCCACCCCGAACATGACCGTGATCGTGTCCGGCGGGTACTGCTTCATCGACCAGCACGACACGGGCGGCGTCGGCACCTACGTGTGCTTCAACGACGCCGACGTGACGCTGCCCATCGCGCCCGCTGGCGGCGCCGGCCAGTACCGCAAAGACACGGTGGTCGCGAGCGTCTACGACGCCGAGTACGCGGGCTCTGCATCGGAGTGGCGGCTGGAGGTGATCCAGGGCCCTTACGCCGCGTCGGCTGGCGCGACGGTGCGGGGCACCCTTCCGCCGAACGCTCAGATCCTGGCGGACATTTCCCTCGGCCCGTCGCAGACGTCGGTGGCGGCGGGCAACATCTCGGACATCCGCCAGTACTCGGTAGCTGCGGGTGGTGTGGTGCCGGTGGGCAGCAGCAACGCCCCGAACCGGCTGCACCCGGGGCAGGTGCTGTACCTGACGGACACGGACGTGCTCGAGGTGGGGCAGTCGGCGGGCACGAAGCGGCAGATCCGCGAGTACCTGCGGCCGTCGAGCAGCCTCCAGGCGGCGAACCCGCCGTTCAACGTGCTCGCCACCTACGTGGACTTCACGTCGTCGGCGTGGGCGCCGATCACGGTGACGGTGCCGCCGTCCGGCATGGTCCGCGTGACCGTGTCCGCGAACGCGGAGAACACCAACACCGCCACATCTACCTGCCACGTCACATGGCGGGCCTCGGGCGCCACCACCGTCACGGCCAGCGCCTTCAACTCGCTGACGGCTGCGGGTGGGCGCATCGCCGCGTCCCGTACCCGGCTGATCACCGGCATGACCCCGGGCGGCGCGCTGACGATCACCCCGCAATGGAACATCAGCTCCGGCTCGTCCAGCACGGCGACGATCTCCGGCGGCACGCTGGAGGTGACCCCCATCCCATGACCGAGCCGTTCCTTTCCACGCTGCTCGCACCACAGGCGGAGCCCGAGCACACGTACACGTACCTGTTCTGCGACCTGCGCACGGACGAACTGCTGGCCGAGCTGCCGCTGTCCGGCGTCTCGTACAGCTACGAGCTGAACGGGGTCGGCACGCTCAGGGCGACGATTCCGTACAACGACGAGACCTTGCCCTTGGACCCGGAGACCGCGTCGCAGCCCGCGCGGACCGCGGTGTACGTGGACCGGGACGGCGTCCTCGTGTGGGGCGGCATCATCTGGACGCGGGACCGGACGACGGGCGGCAAGAAGATACAGGCCGCCGAGTTCCTGTCCTACTACCAGCACCGCTACGTCAAGAAGACGCTCAGCACGGACACATCGCTGCTGATCAACCCGTCCTTCGTGGACGCAGGCGGGCAGCGGCTCTACCCCGACCAGATGCACATTGTCTGGAGCCTGCTCCGGTACGCCACCGACCAGCCCGGCGGCAACATCGGACTCGACATCAACCCTCTCGCCGGGCCCCCGCACGGCATCGACCGCACCGTCAGCTACTTCGGGTACGAGCGGCCCGAGATCTACAAGGCGATCACCGAGCTGGCCGCCGCCGACACCGGTTTCGACTTCGGCGTCGAGGTCGGCTGGACCAGCTCGGCCAACAACCAGGCTCCGATCAGATATCGGCAGGTCCGCACCTACTACCCCCGCCGCGGCCGAACCGTCGCCGAGTCCAGCCTCGTCTTCTCCAAGGGCGGCGGCCACGGCTCGATCATCGACTACGACTGGCCCGAGGACGGCACGTCCATGGTCACAGAGATGAGCGGACTCGGGGCCGGCAGCGGCGAGGCCCGCATCGTGAAGACCGCGGCGGCCACTGACCTGATCAGCTCGGGGTGGCCGCTGCTGGAGGGGGTGGCCACGTACTCGGGTGTGATTGATGAGGCGCAGGTGCAGGGGATGACGACTGCGGATCTGCGGGCCCGGTCGCAGTCGCAGGTGCAGCCGACGTTCGAGGTGGCGGCAGACGGCGACCCCCAGTTCGGCAGCTACAGCGTGGGCGATGAGGCGCTGTTCGTCATCGACCCCGAGCCACAAGCGCCGACTGGCCGGCAGGCGGTGCTGCGGATCGTCGGCATCGAGAACACCGCGGTCAACGGGCCGGAGCGCGTGCGGCTCACGTGCGTGGGGGTGTGACATGCCGAAGGTGCAGAAGCAGCCCGATTTTCTACAGCGGCTCGCCGAACTGGAGGAGACCGTCGCCGCGCTGCAGCGGGCGGGGTGGGAACGGGACGAGCTGCCGTTCTACCCCACCAGCTTGCGCACGTTCGTCTACGAGGACACGACGTCGTTCTCCACGCTGTGGGAAACGGTCCTGTCTCCTCGCACCGCGACCCTGTCGCTCGGCCTGGTGTTCATCGGCGACCAGGTCTCCGGCGTATCTACGGGCGGGGAGTGGCAGGTCGTGTTCAACGATTCCACCGTCGTCGCCTCGGGCTCGGTTCCGGCCACGTTCTCGTACGTGCTGCCCTCGCTCACCCTCGACCTCACCCCGTACCGGGCCACGTCGCAGCTCAAGGTGCAGATCCAAGTACGCAGGACCGCGGGCGCCACGACCGGCGGCCGGTCAGGCAACGGCGGCTCCATCGGCGGTGCACCCCGCTACGCCCGACTCCTCTGAAAGGCAGCACCATGGCCAAACCCATGACCCCAGAGCAGTGGCTCGCGGCCCTCCGCGCGGAGGGCGTCACGGACATCGTTGAGATGCCGGGCTGGCGCACGAACAACCGCAACCACGTCAAGGCGTTCACCGACGTGCACGCCGCGATGATCCACCACACGGCGGGCGAGGGCCCCGGCCTGCCGAGCATCGTCTTCAACGGCACGGGCGACCTGCCGGGCCCGCTGTGCCACGACTACCTCACCCGCACCGGCCGCCTGTACCTCGTAGGCAACGGCCGCGCCAACCACGCCGGCACCGTCGCGCGCAACGCGTACGACGCCGTCCTCAACGAGCGGGCCGAGCACCCATATCCGGACGCTGCCGAGCCCATCGACGGCAACGCCGTGTCGTACGGGCTGGAGTGCGAGAACAACGGCGCCGAAGGCCGGGCGTGGCCGACCGTGCAGTACGACGTGGCGGTGCGGGTACAGGCCGCTCGCTGCCGGTTCCACGGCTGGTCCGCCAACAGCGTGTGGGCCCACAAGGAAGCGACCCGCCGTAAGCCGGTGGACCCGCGCCTCGACATGGACAAGTTCCGCGCGGCGGTCGCCGAGCGGCTGGAGCACGAGCCCGGCTGGAACCCGGGCGAGGAGGAGGAAGACATGCCGCTGACCAAGAACGACGTGGCCACCCTGTGGAAGACCGACGGCGTGGTTGCCGTACCTCCGGACTGGTCTCCGGGCAACACCCACTGGGCGCCGGCGTCGCTGCTGATCGACATGGGCAAGCGGCTGCGCGCGCTCCAGGCCAACGATGCCGCGCAGTCCGCGGCCATCGCCGCCCTCGCCGCCGCGATCGGCCGCGTGGACCAGGCGGTCGACGTGGCCGCCCTGGTGGCGCAGGTCCGCGCCGCGGTCACCGAGGCCGTGGAGTCCATCGACGTCCGCATGGACGTCACCAACACCAGCAGCTGAGCCAGCCGGCCCGCTGCCCAACCAGCAGAGAAGAGAGAACGATGACGAACCCTGACTTCCCGACCCGCGCGGACGTCGAGACCGTCGTGAAGACGGGCGCGACCTACGCCCGGGACCTGGCCGAGCGCGTCATCTGGACTGGCCTCACGTCGGCCGCCGGTGTCGCCCTGGCGTCGGGCCCCGGGGACATGTTTCGGGTGTCCTTCTGGGAGGGGCTTGGTGTCGCGGCGATAGCTGCGGGCGGGTCCCTCGTGAAGGGCCTGTTCGCCCGGTTCGTCGGCGCGAAGAACAGCGCCTCGACGGCGCCGGGCGTCTGATGCGTGCGGCGGTCCGGCGGCTCACGGCACGTCTGGGCCGCCGCGGTACAGCGCTCGCCATCCTCGGGCTGGCGAAAGTCTGCTTCGGCCTGGGCTACGCCCTGCAGCCCAACCCGACGACGGCAGGGCTCGAACTGCTGACCAGTGTGGCGTCGCTCCGCTGCTGGTCCTCGGTGTGGATCATCTGCGGAACGGTCACATTCGCGTGCGCGTGGCTGCGCGTCGGCCGGGACGGCATGGGGTTCGTTGCCGCACTGGTACCGCCGTTCGTGTGGGGATCGGCCTTCCTGTGGGGTGGCATCACGGGCGAGTACCTGCGCGGCCTGGCGCTGGCCGCCTGGTTCGGCATCGGCCACGTACTCCTGATCCTGTGGATAGCGACGGTGCCCGAGCACTCCGTCCCCCACCCGGCACCACGAAAGGCGCGAAGATGACGGGAGCGTGGGGGGTGGCGGCAGGGATCATCGGGTCCATCCTCGGTGCCGTCGCCCTGCTGGGGGCGGGCCTGTTCGCCGCGCGGGCAACACGGGCGGCGGCGCGGACGACGGCCGAGGCGCAGCGCGCGGCGGCCGAGGCTGCGGCCGAACCGGCGCAGCGGCAGGCGGATCTCACAGCTTTCAAGGAGATCCGCGACGAGATGAAGGCCAAGATCGACCGGCAGAACGAGCGCATCGACACGCTCGGCACCCTGGTCATGGCCTACTCGTGGACGGTGGACCGGCTCATCCACCGCATGCGGGCCGGGGGGATCCGCCCGGCGCCCGAGGACATTCACGAGCGGGTCCGCGAGCACATGCACACCGGCACCTGACCTGTCGAACTCCAGCAGCCCCCTTCGCCTGCGGGCGGAGGGGGCCTTTCGTCATGCCCGGGGCAGTGTGTCCACCACGTAGGTGCCCTTGCCGCGCACGGTCCGCACCAGGCCGCGCTCGGCGAGCAGCTGCACCGCTGCCCGCGCGGTCGGCCGGGACACCCCGAACTCGGCCACGATCTGCGCCTCGGACGGGATGCGGCGTCGGGGCGGGTACGTGCCGTCGCCGATGCGGGCAGCGAGGACCGTGGCGATCTGCTCGTACAGCGGCTCGGGGCCGTCGAGATCCACGGTCATAAATCGACCGTAGGCGGCATACGACAATGCTTCTCGTCGGGTGACGTCACCTGACAACACCTGACAAGTGGGCGTAGCCTGCGACATGAACCCCCGCAGCCTGGCCGGGCCCGGGGGTATGGACGACGCTTCGAGGGAGCACCGTCATGCCGCACCGTACAGGCGAGCCCGCCACCGCACCACCAGCCCGCGCAGCAGACCTGCCGCTGGACTTCGACACGATGCGCACCGCCGCCCGCCGCCTCCTCGCCACTGACGCCGAGCCCCCCAGCCGCGGCGAGCTGGACACGCTCACGCTCCAGCTGCGCGGGCACATCATGCTGCTCATCCCCGAGGTCGAGAGCGCCGCATTGCGGCTGCCGATGGAGGACATCCCGCGCGCCTGCGCCCTGGCCTGCGTCGGCGAGGCCCGCATGCGTCTCGGGATGGAGCCCGGCCCGACCCTGCCCGCCGGCATCGCGCACGCGCAGCGACTCGCCCGCTCGGTCCGCGCCCTGTGCGACCACCATCAGAACGTCGGAGCGACGGAGTGACCACGCCGCACCCGTGGATCGAAGAGGCCGCCGCGGCCGCGGCCCGCCGCGCGGGCTACTGCTGGCAGATCCACCCGGGTGAGATACGGGAGTGCACCCGCCCCCGCGGGCACGAGAACGACGCTCCTGACGCGCTCGGCTACGAGCCGCCGCTGCCGCTGCCGCGACGCTGGCGAAGGCTGTAGCGCACCAGACGGCGGCCCGCTCCTCGCCCTCCGTCGGGGCGGGCCGCTCAGCCCGGTGACGGTACCGGGAGGGCGGCCACCCAGTGCTTAGCGCGGGTGGCCGCTCGTCAACCGACGAGATCCCGCAGCGGGACATCAAGGGCGCGCGCGATCCGCAGCAGCGTGAAGTACGTGGGGTTGTGCAGGCCGGACTCGATCCGCTGTAAGACGTCGCGGCTGATCCCCGCGTCGAGGTGCAGGCGTTCCTGACTCAGCCGACGGCGACGCCGCTCGGCTCGGATGCGGTCACCGAGGACGCGGCTGTACTCATAGAGCCATGCGTCGTCGTCGGGAGCGTGCACTCGACAAACGCTCCGCTGAAGATCATCATAAGTCAGCCTGATAAAGCAGGCATTTTTGATCTACGGTGGAGCTGTAGTCCACAATCAGACACGCGTTCGATTGTAGGCGGGTGATCATTCATTGGACGATTACCTTGCCTCACCCACGGCAGATCACAGGTGGCACCTCATGACCAATGAGCAGGACTCCCTACTCCCGGGACCTCTCACTCACGCCCAGCGAGCGCGCGTCGATTTCGCTCGGCGCGACCTTGAGTACGCCCGCTCCGAGGATCTGGCCCAACTGGAGGCCGCTGGCCTCATCCTCCTCGTGGAACGGCTGCGCATCCGACTTGACGACACGCTGCGCCTCATCGAGGAACTCTCGGGTGAATAGCCAGCTCAGCGCGCTGAACCTTCCTCCCTCGCAACGATCTTCTCTGATCGTAACCCATACCCCTACGCAACATTCTCACCGGAGAATGTCGCGTAGGGGTATTTCTCGCTACTCTCAGGCCATGCCGATTGCGCCCGAATACCTGCACATGGTCCACCCGGACACCACGTTCGACGCCCTCCTGTACGGCCGCGCCTCCCGCGACCCGAAGAGGAAGGGCCGCTCAGTCGCCGACCAGATCGCGGCCGGCCGGGAGATGTGCGAGGCATACGGCTGGCCGATCGCCGCAGTCTTCGATCAGGACGTGGACCGCAGCGCCAGCCGCCATGCGAAGCGCAAGCGCCGGGACTTCGAGGCGCTGATCGAGGCCATCGAATCCGGTAAGGGAAAGATCGTTGTCGCGTTCGAGGCGTCCCGCTACTACCGCGACGTCGAGGCGTACATCCTGCTTCGCAACGCGTGCATGAACAACAACGTCCTCCTCTGCTACAACGGCCAGGTCTACGACCTCTCCAAGAGGGAGGACCGCAAGGCCACAGCGATGGATGCCATCGCCGCCGAAGACGAAGCCGAGGGCATCCGCGACCGCAACCTCCGCACCACCCGTGCCACCGCCAAGAAGGGCACCCCGCACGGTCGCGTCCTCTACGGCTACGCCCGCCGCTATGACCCCGAGACCGGCGACCTGATCGAGCAGTACGAGCACCCCGAGCGCGGGCCGATCGTGCGGGACATCTTCGAGCGTATCGCCGCCGGCGAGACGGAGTACTCGATCGTGCAGTCCCTCCGGGAGAAGGGCGAGCGCCTGCCCGGCATCGAGTGGAAGTACTACCACTTGACGACCATGCTCCGGAACCCGGGGTATGCCGGCCTGCGAGTCCACCAGGGCAAGGTCATCGGGGATGCGGCGTGGCCGGCGATCGTCTCGCAGGAGTTGTTCGATCAGGTGCAGCAGATCGTGCGTGCCGAGTCCCGGCTTACGACGCGGGATTGGTCGGTGAAGTACCTGCTGTCGGGGATCGGCCGGTGCGGAGAGTGCGCACACTTCCCGCACTTGCGGACGGCGAAGACGCGTGGCGGTGCGCGGGCGTACCAGTGCTCTGAGCGTTTCCACACGATGATGCGGGTCGAGCTGCTGGAGGGGTACGTCGAGGAGGCGCTGCTGGAGTGGTTGCGCACGCGCGCTGTGGACGCGTTCCGTACGGACGAGCAGCAGGCACGGGCGGCTAAGGCCCGGATTCGGCTGAGGGCTCTCCAGGGGCAGTTGGAAGAGGCGCGGGCGAAGGCAGAGACGTTCAACGAGGAGACTGGCGAGCCGCTGCTGTCGCTGGAGTCCCTCGCCCGTCAGGAGGCCATTCTGCTGCCGCTGATCAAGAAGGCGACGCAGGATACGGAGGTGGTGGAAGCACCGCCGCTCGTTCGCGGGCTCATCGCCGCTGAGGATGTGGAGGCGCGGTGGGATGCGCTGACGGTCGAGCAGCAACGCACGGTGGTGCGGGCGTGCGTCAACGTTCGGCTAAACCGGGCACGGGCGCGGGGCGTGCGGTCGATCGAGCCGGGGCGGGTGACGCTCGTGTTCGCGGGCGAGGAGGGGTTCAGGGTCCAACCACGCCACGCCCGCGGGAACGTTCCTGCTCGTCGGTCGGAGGCTGCTTCGGCATCTCCTTCGGGAACCGTATGAGGTTGCTCCGCTGAGGCGCCGCGGCCGGGGCGAACTTGCCATCGCGGAACATCATTACGGTGGCCTCCATCGTCTCGCAGACGAGAGTGGCTCGCTGCTCCTCGAACTCCTGTCGCAGGGCTTCCCGTTCGGCGATCAGCGCTGTGGCGATGCGGCGACGCTCGGCGTTCATGGCCGTGATGAGGCGAGCCTGTTCGTTCTCGAGTGCGGCCTGCGCGGCGACGTAGCGGGAGCGTTCGGCGTCTGCTGCTCGGTGGGCAGCGGCGAGTGCCTGCCGTTCGTCGCGGGTGTCCACGATCCACCGGTGCAGCAGGATCATGGAGACAGCCATGAGGCCGACGATCGACAGGCAGCCGCCGCCGATGGCGCGGGCGGGGTCGCTGTAGGTGATGCCGTGCAGGAGTACGGATAGTCCTCCGAGCATGGCCGTCGCTGCTGCTGCTGCTGTGACCCGTGCACCGCTCGTGAGATCCATGCGTACCCCCACATCACATCTGTGCTGCTGCCTCTCCGTCGTCGGTGCCGCGCTGGGGGTCGGTGTCCTCAAGTCGCTTAAGGCGTTCGACTGTTGCATTAAAGACCTGCCGCCCTACCTCATCGCGAATACCTAGCCCGTCGGCCGCTTCGTCCGGAGTGAGGTTAGAGCCTACCTGCGACCGGTCCGTTTCGGACAGTGATCGAAGTGCGTTCTGTGACAGAACGCCACCCTCCACTAGGAGGGTGCCCAGGTAGAGCCCGGTCGCTTCTGCGATAGCGGAGAAGAACCGGGCGTCCGGCAGGGCGGTTCCTTGCCAGAGGCGCGTGACGGTGCTGTCGGTCATGCCGGTGTCACGGGCGAAACGAGCCTTGGCTCCGTGCCCGGTGTAGCCGGCGCGCTCGGCGGCTGGCACTACGACGTCACGGAATCGTTGTGCGCGCGTCGGGGGGGTGGTCATGTCCCGACACTGTACCTCCCTATGTAGGGAGTAGCTACAAACTCCCTCGCGCGCAAGGTGGGCCATTCAGCCATTGACCTGCGTATACACAGCTCAACCCGTTAAGCGAACGACCGTTCGATTCGGAAATTCACCCTCCCTGCCCCGCAAGCTCCCTTGCGAGGGAGGTAGAAACGTGGCAGAGTCTCCCTCGTGAGCAAGGAACAGTCAGTCGCCAGCGACGACCTCACCCACGAGGGGAGTGAATACGTGTTCCGCCTTGACGTGCCCAAGCTGCTGGAAATCACCAGAGCCCGCGGCGACGAAACCGGGTGGGCGATCCACCGCCGGACAGGAATCTCCGAATCGTCCGTGTATCGGTACCTGTCGGGTGCTGCCCAGCCTGACCTGAACTCGGCCATGCGCCTCGCCGAGACCTACAACCTCGACCTCCGCGCCGTCATCAAGCGCGTGCCCATCGAGGCCGCCGCATGAGGGCGGCCGAGCGCCGAGCCCTCCTCGGTGACGACGTGATCGCGCAGATCCGTGAGCGTGTGGCCGCCACCCCGGCAGCCCCGCCTGACGTGCTCGACACTCTGCGGCCGATCTTCGCGCGACCCGCCCGCCGGCTGAAGAAGCCCGCGGCGCCGGCGGCCGACGCCGCCTGACCCCATCAACGCCGAAGGGCCGCCCGCTTGTCCGGCTCGGCGACCCCACGACTCGGCGCCCCTACAAGATCCGAAAGAGAGGCCCCGATGGGCACACAGACTACCCAGATCAGCGCGGCGACTGCGCTGGTGCAGCTCGTCACTGAGCACCCGGACCTGCCGCGGGCGAGTTGGCAGATCGGTTCGATCATCCCTGACCTGACCGGCTGCCTGTACGGCGGCATGGAGGAGTTGGAGGCGTACGCCGAGGTGCTCGGCGGTAGCGTCCGGGCCGCGGACTCCACGTACCAGCTGCGCGGGCGGGAGGTTCGGCGGCACGTCTTGAAGACGGTGTGGCGGGATGTGCCGGTGCAGGTGGCGGTGGCGCTGCCGGTGGCGGAGAACGCGCAGGTGGCGGCATGAACGCCGAGCAGTGGAACGCCCGCTACCCGGTCGGCACCCCGGTGTTCGCGTACCCCGGCGCCCGCCCGGAGGACATCCCGAACGCCCGTCGGCTGGTCACCCGTACTCGTACGGCGGCTCAGGTGTCGTGCAGCGGTGATCCGGTCGTGTGGGTTGAGGGCGAGGGTGCGTACATCGCGCTGACGCATGTGGACCCGGTGTCGGAGAGCGTGTGGCAGGCGGCCCGGGAGGCTGATGCGACTGCTGCTGTGGTGGCTGCTCTGAGTCCTGTGCCGGGGGCCGGGTGCGTCGTGCCGGTTCCGGTCGTGAGCGAGTCGCCGATGACGCCCGAGCGGCTGGCCGAGATCGCGGCCCGCGCCGAGGCAGCCACGCCCGGACCGTGGTGCACGGACGCCTGGGAGATCTACCAGGGCACCGAGTACGAGCCCGGTCTGTCCATGTGGATCGGTGAGACGTGCCGGGGGACGACCACGCTTGAGCAGGACCGCGCGGACGCCGCGTTCGTCGCCGCCGCCCGGTCGGACGTCCCCGCGCTACTGGCGGAGGTCGCGTGCCTGCGGGCCCGCGTCGCCGAGTTGCGGGCCGAGCGTGCGGACCGGCAGGACGAGGTGTCTGCTGCGGTCGGGTACACCTCGGGCTTGGAGTGGTCGGATCTGGTCGGCATCGTGGCTTCTAACACGACGTCGCTGGTCCAAGCGGAGCGGGACGTGCGGGCGCTGCGGGCCCGGGTCGCCGAGTTGGTGGCGGATCGCGAGGCGTCCGACCGCGAGTACGAGACGGCCACCGCCCGCATCGCCGAGCTGCTGGCGGAGCGGCACACCACGAACGCGGCGCTCGTGGACACGACCGTCGCGCAGCGGGAGGCGGAGGCGTCGGCGGATCGGCTGACGCGGATGCTCGCCCCGACGCAGACCCCCCACGAGGACAAGCCCGCCGAGGCGTTCGTCCCGCGCACCGAGCGGTCGTACTGGGTCGCCATCGCTGACGCTCTGAACGCCGCACACGCCGTCGGGATGCCGGTCGGCATTGACCTCGACGGCACCCTCACGGATCACCGCACGTGGTCGGTGGTCTGGGACCGGCACGTCGAGCGGTGGACGGTTGCTGGGTACGAGGACGACGCCGAGCAGGCCGCGGCGGCGGACCCGTGCCACCCGTGTGGCTGTCCGAAGCGGTTCGACCGGCACGCCTGGGGCTGCCCCACGCAGGCCGCTGGGGCGGGTGGTGCGTCGTGAGGACCGCCCCCGCCCGCGAGACCCGACTCGGCCAGCTCCTCGACACCATCCGCACCTGCCGCGGCGAGTGGCGCGCGGGCCGCGTGCAGTCCCTGCGGCGCCTGACCGGCGGCCAGACGCAGCGCGGCACCGCCCGCCGGGACCTCGCCGAACTGGCCCGCCGCGGCCACCTCGCCGCCCACGGCCCCGCCGACGGCCGCTTCTACACGCTCCGCACCAGGAAGGACCTCGCATGAGCACGTTCGTCACGCCGATGCGCGACCACGAGCGGGTCCTCGGCCAGATCACCCGCGGCGAGATCCAGGCCGGGCCGGACGCCGCGCGCCGGATCGCCGCCCGCCACCAAACCGCCTACGGCACGGCTTTCGACGGCCCGCCCGCCGAGGTGCTGCGCCGCCAGATGCACACCGCCACCACCACTCGCACGGAAGGGGACGACGCCGTATGACGACCGTCGCGCAGGCCGGGGCGACCACCGCCCCGGCCGCCGGCCCGGCACCCTCGTGGCCGCCGGACTGGGACCGCGTCCTCGACACCGCCATCCGCACCTGGGGCGGGCAGTGGACCACGGCCCGCGTGCAGCAGCTGTACGCCGTCCGCTACGGGCGCCGCCTGTACCGGGAGGACGCCCGCGCGTTCCTCTCCCGCCGCGCCCGGCAGGGCTTGATGCGGCTCCACGAGAAGCCGAACGCCCGCTACTACACGCTCCGCACCGACCGGAAGGACGGCCGCCCGTGACCGCCCCCAAGCTCACCGAACAGCAGGTCGCCTTCCTGCTCCAGCCCATCAGCGGCAAGCGCGTCCGCAACCTGCGCGGCATGTCCCACCTCGAAGCGTGGGACGTTCGCCGCCAGCTCATCCGCATCTTCGGCTTCGAGGGCTTCACCATCGAGACGCAGTCGCTCGACCTCGTCGCCGAGCGAGAGACCAAGGCCGGCGACCGCTCGCGCTGGACCGTCGTCTACCGGGCGCAGGTCCGCCTCACGGTCAAGGCCGTCGACGGCCAGACGCTCACCGTCTTCGAGGACGCCGCCGCCGGTGACGCGGTCAACCAGCCGTCCCTCGGTGACGCCCACGACCTCGCGATGAAGACCGCGCTGTCGCAGGCGTTGAAGCGGTGCGCGGTCAACCTCGGCGACCAGTTCGGCCTGTCGCTGTACAACGACGGCTCGCAGGACGCCGTGGTCATGCGGTCGCTGGCGTACATGGGCGAGCCCGTACCGGAGTCGGAGGACGCCCCGGTCGCGGGCGAGCCGACCCCGCAGGGCGAGCCGTCCGGCCCGGAGCCGGACCCGGCGCCCCCGGCCGCCGCTGTCGTCCCGCCGCAGCAGGCGCGCACCGCGCCCACCGCCGTGCCGGACCCGCCGCGCGATCCCCGCCCGGGCGCCATGCCGGCCGCCGGACGGAACGAGCGACAGGCCGCCCTCGACGCTATGTGGGAGGCCGCCCGCGCCGTCAACTTCGCCGACGGCCTGCCCGCCCAGTTCGTGAGCGCCTTCGGCCACCCCATCGAGGAGGGCACCGCCGCCGAGTTCCGGCAGGCCCGCGACCTCATGACCGGGAGCGCCGCCGCATGAGCAACCTCCGTGAACTGGCCCGCGAAGAGGCCACCCTGAAGGCCCTCGCCGACGTCGTCACCGACCGGCTGAAAGCCATCCGCGCCGAGACGCAAGCCGCGCTGGACGCGGCCGAGGAGCAGACCGGCACCCGGCAGGTGGCGGCGTCGCTGCCCGATGGAACCCCGGTCGCCACGATCTCGCTGACCGACCCCAAGCCCGAGGCGAAGGTGACCGACCTGGAGGCCTTCAAGGCGTGGGTGATGCGCGAGTTTCCCGGGGAGATCGAGCGGCAGTTCGTCGCCGAGGTCCGGCCGGCGTTCCTCGACAAGGTGCTCGCCGAGATGACGGCCGCCGGGGTGGCCCGGCTCGTAAACAAGGAGACGGGCGAGCTGCACGACGTGCCGGGCGTCGAGGTGAAGGCGACCCGGTCCCGCAATCACTCGCTCCGCTTCAAGCCGGGCGGGCGGGACACGATCGCCGCGGCGTGGCAGGCGGGCACACTGCCGCTGCCGGGCGTCACCGGTCCGGCCGCCGTCGAGCCGGGATCGGGGGCGACGTCGTGACGCTCGCGTACGGGGCCCTCGCCCTCACCCTCGCCATCACCGCTGGCGCCCTGCTGTCCCGCCTGCTCGTCACCCCGCCGCGGACCCGGCGCCCGGCCATCCCGGCCGAGGACCACGACCGCGTCACCGCCGAACGCGACGCCGCCCGCAAGCAGGTGGAGACCCTGCGCTTCGACCTGCGGCGCGTCACCGCCGAGTACACCCGCCTGCACGACTCCACCGAAGCCCTGGCCGAGGACCGCGACGCAGTGCGCGCCGACCGGGAACGGCTCGCCAAGGAGCTGGCTGCGGAGAAGCGGCGCGGCGACCGGTTGCAGGAGCGGCTTGACGACGCGGTCGGCCTGAACAGTCCGGCCGTCGACGCGGGCCGGCACTGGCAGCAGAACCGCCCCGACGCCGCCCGAAAGGCGGCCAAGGAAGGTGGCGCCCGGTGAACCAGAACGCCACCCGCGCGGACATCATCGCCATGCTCCGCGAGGGCCACAGCAACTCGCGAATCGCCCGGGAACTGCGCTGCGACAAGGCCCGCGTCCGCCGCCTCCGCGCTGAACTCGACCTGCCCGCCTACATTCCGACCGAGCAGACCCGCACCATCGAAGAGAAGTGGGCCAGCTGCACCCGTCCCGTGGACGGCGGGCACCTGGAGTGGACTGGCGAGCGTGGTACTGCGGCCGGCACCCCACTGCTGTCCTACAAGGACAAGCACCACAGCGCCGCCGCAGTCGCTTTCCGCGTCCGCACCGGCCGGGACCCCGAGGGCTACGTCATCGCCGACTGCGGGATGAAGCACTGCGTCGCCCCGGAGCACGTCGAAGACGAGCCGGGCCGTGCGCGGAACCGCGAGCAGCTGCGCTACGTACTCGGCGGACGCCCGCGCAAGGGCCACTGCGTCCACGGGCACGACCAAGCCGAGCACGGGGCGTACGAGGCGGATGGCCGCGCGTACTGCCGCGAGTGCAAGCGGCTGGCGAAGCAGAGCGCGGCGTGACGGCGGGGGTTCCGGAGCCGTGCGACACCCCGGCCAGCGACCACGACGGCCAGGTGCGCTTCTACGTCTGCGGCTGGCGGTGCGACGCGCACTCGCCGTGGGCCCTGCTGGGCCTGCCCGCACCGGCTCCGGGCCCCGACCCCATCTACACCTACCGCGCCCCACAGGACGCGGACCGCAACCACCAGAACGGAACCCACTGATGGACCGCAACATGGCGCTGCCGACGGAGAGCGAGGCGCGCGCCCTGACGGACCGGATCAAGGTCGCTGTCGAGGGCACGTGGCTGCTGATCCAGGAGGCGTACACCTCCCGCGCATGGGCCGCCCTCGGGTACAGCACGTGGGACGCGTACGTAGACGCCGAGTTCCGCACGGCGCGGCTCGCCCTCCCGAAGGAGGAGCGAGCCGAGACGATCCAGTCGCTCCGGTCGGCCGGCATGAGCGTCCGGGCCATCGCCTCCGCGACGGGGCTGAGCCGCGGAACCGTCGGAAACGAGGTGTCCAATTTTGGACACGTGGCGACGGAGGTCACCGGGACCGACGGGAAGACCTACGCGC